AGGAAATCGAACTCCTACATATAGAAGTTCTTGGGAATTTGCATTTATGAGATTTTGCGATACACATCCTAGTGTACAAAAATGGGCTAGTGAAGCAATATCAATTCCCTATCGTTGTCCTTTAACAGGAAAACAAACTATATATGTTCCTGATTTTTTTATTCAGTACGCAGACAAGACTGGAAAAATGTTTGTTGAACTTATAGAAGTTAAACCAGAAAATCAGACACTACGAGAAAAAGTAGGAAAGAATAAAAATAATCAAATACAATATCTACGTAATGTAGCCAAATGGCGTGCTGCACAAGCATGGTGTAAACAACAGGGTATTAAGTTTAGGATTATCAGTGAAAAAGACTTATTTGTCAATGGTCGAAATAGATAAGTATTAATATGAAGAAACTTGAAGAATTACTTAATTTGCCGGAAAATAAGAAGATAGTTAAAGAAGCAGAAAAGCCAGAAGCTGTAGTTGCTCCTTCACCGTTGCTTCGCGACTTATCAGAATTTGATAAAATTTCAGCAGCATTACCCCAAGTTAAAGGCTTAGGCGATGCAAGCGACAGCGAATTTGATGCTTTAGCGCAACGTGCTACAGATGCCTATGATGATCTAATGGACCTAGGCATGAATGTAGAAGCACGTTATAGCGGCCGCATTTTTGAAGTTGCTGGTACTATGCTTAAAAATGCCATTGATGCAAAATCAGCAAAAATTGATAAAAAACTTAAAATGATAGAATTGCAGATTAAAAAACAGCAATTGGATCAAAAAGCTGGGCAAGACGACAGTATAGATATTCCTGGTTCCGGTGTAATTATAAGCGACCGTAACAGTTTGCTGGAAAAATTAAAGAATATGAAATAAATATAATACTAGGATCATACGATGAAACCATTTGCACAATACTTAAAAGAAAGCACCGACGAAAAGAAATATGCTTTCAAAATTAAAATTGCCGGAGATTTGCCCGAGCATTGCGAAGATGTTATGGAAACAGCATTGCAACAATATAAGGTGAGTAAATTTACTAAAGGTAAAAGTACTCCAATCCAGGCTAATCTTTTAGATTTCCCTAATGTTAAAAATGCAGCAATGACAGTATTTGAAGTTGAATTAGACTACCCAGCAACTAGCTCTGTGTTGTCAGAACTGATTGCCAATTCAACAGGCGTTAGTAGAGATTCAATTCGTGTACGTACAACACTAGAAGAAACTAATTTTGAACTTGAACATGTTGAAGTTGAAAAAGACGGAAAAGCATTACTAGCACAAGATTACGAAAAATCTAATAATCAAGATTTAGTCGGTGAAAAATATGTTAGCTCATTCTTAAAAGACCTTGCTAAAGCAGGTAAAGAATCTCAGCCAACTCAGTACAAAGGTGTTAACGATAAACTGTTAGCAAAAAATTCACCAAAAGGAAAAGCAGAATTAATGCCAAAGGCAGGTCCTGCAAAAAGTGTTTTAGGATCACGCAATGGATGATCTAAAAATTGAACTAACAGAAGTAGTCGGTGTTATCGCAGATGCTAATGCTATTGTTGTTACAATACCATTGGATACTGAACAAGTAACTGAAGAAAATACAGAGGAAAATATATGAACTTTCAAGAACTAATGCAACGTATGGTTGATCTAGAGCAGCCAGTTAACGAACAAGACAAAGCTGACAAAGATTACGACGGTGACGGCGAAATTGAAAGCGGCAAAGATGAATACATGGGCAGCAGAATGAAAGCTGCCGAGAAAGATGTAGATGAAGCATTTATCGATGAGTGCGGCATGGATATGCCGAGCGGCATGATGGGCATGAGAAATGATCCACCAAAACAAAGCGACTCAGTAACTATGAATGTTAGTATGAATGGTAGTGGTGCAGGTGGTATTAAGGATTTAATGAACATCCTTAAAAATATTGAAGATGCTGACAATGATATTGGTGGCGGAGACAATATGGAAATGCCTATTGTAATGAAAGCATTAGGCGGACATGATGAGCCAGATATGGACAACATGGGCGGACCAAGTGATCACGATATGGACAACATGGGTCCAGATCTTGATATGGAAGAGTTTGCCAACGAACCAGACGAAATGTACGGAAGCGTTGCTGATGTTACTCCTACAGGCGGTGACATACACAGCAAGGGCGGAGAAGCTCCTAAAGTAAACGGCGGCGGTAATCCTATGAAAATCAAAGCCGGCGAAACATTTAAATTACCATCCGGTGATTTAAAAATTAAGTTAGAAGGTCTGTACAACGACATTAAGTTACGAAAGTAAACAAAATACCAGTGCAGCTAAGGTGATTAAGACCTTACTCAAATAGCCTCCGTAGAGGCTATTTTTTTTGTAAATAAAGTTAATGAAAACTATTAATACTGACAAATATTTTTATCATACGGGTTACACTAGCCCACTTTCGGCAATATTTAATAATGTAGATTCTTTTACATGGGTCGAAGGACCCGATGTTGACCAAGAACAATGTTTGCTTGACCAGTCATTAATATACCAAGATAAATTCTTAACTAAATTACACATAGAATCAAACTTTGGCGGCGCACTTAGTATTTTACGATTGCCGCCAAATAATATGTATAACTGGCATGTTGACACAAGGCAAGTTTGTAATATCAATTTAATAAATTCAACAACTGACAAGTATACTTTTTTTAAATTAGACCCTAGCGAACACCCGCATAGTAATGCAAACCCACTATACAATAAAATTAAAGATCTTATACCAATCATTCAAAGTAATGCAATAGCAAATCAATGGACTGTGTTAAACTCAACAATTTTGCACGCCGGCATCAATTTTAGTAACGACCCAAAATATATGATACAGTATGCAATAAAAAAAGAATCTTACAAGAATCCGTTTATAGATGTTGCTAGTAGTAAATTAAAATATCAAGATGTAGTTAATATAGCTAAATCAATGGAGACGTTGCAGGTCAAATAAGTTATGGCAAAATCATTAGATGGTGTATTAACCAAAAAAGCACATAGTAGAGAAACGTTCACTGAACAACATATTCAGGAACTTGCAGCCTGTTCTGCGGACGACGGCTATCATTACTTTTGTGATAGCTTCTTTTACATTCAACATCCTGTAAAAGGGAAAATGTTATTTGAAGCATTTACTTTTCAAAAGCGGTTGTTGGATGCATATCACGGTCACAGGTTTAATATAAACATGTTACCTCGACAAATGGGTAAGACTACCTGCGCAGCAGGATATTTGCTTTGGTATGCAATGTTTCACCCCGATCAAACTATCCTAATTTCTGCACACAAGTATACTGGTTCGCAAGAAATTATGCAACGTATAAGGTATGCATACGAATTATGTCCTGATCATATACGTTCGGGTGTAATTAACTACAATAAAGGGAGTATTGAATTTGATAACGGATCACGCATTGTCTCTACAACTACTACTGGCAACACAGGTCGTGGTATGTCTATTTCCTTACTATACTGTGACGAGTTTGCTTTTGTGCCTCCAAATATTGCCGACGAGTTTTGGACTTCAATTAGCCCGACACTAGCAACTGGTGGTAAGGCAATTATTACTTCAACACCAAATAGTGACGAAGATACCTTTGCAACTATCTGGAAAGAAGCCAACAAGAAATTTGACGAATTTGGCAACGAACAAGAAGTAGGCATAAACGGATTCTTTCCGTTTACTTGCAAGTGGAACGAACACCCCGATCGTGACGATGCTTGGGAACGTGCAGAACGTGGTCGTATTGGTGAGGAACGGTTCCGTCGAGAATACAACTGTGAATTCTTGATCTATGACGAAACACTTATTAACAGTATTAAATTGTCTGAAATGGAAGGTATTGAACCTATACAACGTGTAGGACAAATACGATGGTATAAGAAATTAAATAAAGACAGCATATATGCTGTTACGCTTGACCCTAGTTTAGGTACTGGTGGAAATAGTGCAGCTATTGAAGTATTTGAATTACCTAGTTTTCAGCAAGTCGCAGAATGGCAACACAACTTAACCCCAATACAAGGTCAAATTAGAATATTACGTGATATTTTAACTTTTATACAAAATGAAGTAGGATTAGAAGCATCCGGAAACTTATACTGGACTATCGAAAATAACACAGTAGGAGAAGCGGGATTAGTTTGTATACGTGATATAGGAGAAGAAAACTTCCCCGGATTACTTGTAAGCGAACCTGTACGCAAAGGACATGTACGCAAGTTTCGCAAAGGGTTCAACACTACACACGGCAGTAAAATTGCGGCAAGTGCTAGATTAAAGTATCTAATTGAATCTAATAAAATGAAAATTTATAGCAAACCGCTAATATCAGAGCTCAAAGCGTTTATTGCTACCGGTGTAACATTTAAAGCAAAAGTAGGCGAAGAAGACGACTTAGTTAGTGCTATGCTCTTACTAGTACGCATGAGTCAAATTCTAGGGGACTGGGATGTGCGGATTTTTGACAGCTTTTCAACCGGCGATCCCGCAAGCGAAGACGATTGGGAAATGCCAATGCCGATCTTTATTTCGTCTAATTTAGGATAAATATCAATATGAATAAAAATCTCAGTATTATAGCTAACGAATTGTTTGGTAAAATACGTACACAATTCCCTAAAATTAAACTAGGGGATGAAAACAGTAAAGTTACAGACGATCCAAAACAAGCACGGTTTTTCAAATTTGATTATGTAGTTGACGGAGTTCCGCTTGGAAATGTTGATGTAAGTATTTCAGATGATGACGGATTAGTTGCAATATATTCTAACGATATTGTTGAAGGACAAGACGAATTTGTTAAAAATAAATTCTTTAATTTCCTCCAAGAACTTAGAGAATTTGCAAAACAACGACTAATGAACTTTGATACACGAGATATAGAAAAAACAAATTTAGAAAAACGAGACTACGAATACATGTCTAAAAAGAACAACGGAGAAGGCAATATGTCTGAAAGTAAATTATATGGCACTAGCAAGACTAGTTATCAACAACTAGAAAATGCTAAACTCATTGTTAAGCACAGTGCCCCGGTTAATTTTGAAAACCCAGCAGGAAGAGCACAACGTATTGAGTCAATCTACATTGAAAATGCTCAAGGCGAAAGATTTAAATATCCATTTAAACACCTTAACGGCGCTCGCGCTCTTGCACAACACGTCGGTCACGGTGGAACTCCATATGACGCAATTGGCGAACATGTAATTGGTCTTTCGGAAGAATTAAGCAAATTAAGAATGTTTAAGAGCTATGTTGATCGTAATGCTAGCTTATCAGAAGCTATGGGAACTATACATTCTAAAGTAATGGAACGTATTGATCAAGTTAAAAAAGAAATTCATCAACTACAAAGTCCTATACGTTACGCAGAATTTGCAGAATCATTTGCTACAGCAGAATCAAAAGAAATTCCAGAAGACATTATGAACGATTGGATAGATCGTTTAACTATCCGCACATTCAACGAAGAACTTAAAAATGTATTTCCGTATATCTTTAAACTAGTTGACGAAAGCGACATTCCTGTTAAAGAACTAACAATTGAAGATTTAGTTGCTGAAGAAGAAGGTCATTGCAGTGTTTGCGATAATCCATCTCCAAAATGTACATGTGATGATACTAAAGAAGTTAAAGAATTTGCTCAGTATGAAGCCACCCTTAATAGAGTGATCGGCGAACGCAATGATATTTTTAGCGATAAAGAAGACAGCCAGCAAGTAGCTATTGACAAACTTAATCAGTTAGTAAGTCAACCGTTGCAAGTAGGTGCCGATGGAAGCAATGCTGTTGAAAGTTTATCAGATGTAATTGACGATGATGAACTAATGGATGTGTTTAAAGAGCTAGCAGATATCGATCCAGAGTCAGACATAAGAGAAATCCTTAAAGATTATATCACAATTAAAGACGAAGAGAACGGCACCGATATTCTTTCTAAGATTAATTTTAGCGAAGAAGGAGCAGAAGAAGTACCGCCAGAAGAACCAGTAGCAGCAGAACCTGCTCCGGCTGCTCCTGCACCAGAAGCACCGCCGGCAGACCCAACAGCAGCAGAACCTGCTCCGGAAGAACCAGTGACCGCTAGTGTTGATAATAATAAAGATATTGATGTTCCATTTGATGGTCCGTACAAAAAAGTAGGCGATAACAAAGATAAGTTTGGCAATACTATTAAACATACAGCCCGTCACCTTGCTAGAAAAGGTATGGCATCTGCTATTGCTAAGGCAAAAAAAGCTGGTGCTACAGCAGAAACAATTATACGTATTGCCGGCAAAGACATGACCTTAGGCGAAGCAGTTACAATGGCTGGCATGAAAGTTGAAGATGTGTTTGGCAATAAAGGCGAAGAATTAATTGAGTTTGTCAAATCAATGTTCAACAGAGAAGAGGGAAATTTCCCTAAAGGCGAAACCGGCGTACTAATTGCATGTGAAAAGAAATTCGGTGAAAGTTCTGTACCAATGGCTAAAAAGGTAATTGGCAAATTACAAACTGTTGGCGAAATGTCCAGAATGAAAAAATTAGCCGGAATGTAATAATTGGCAAAATAAGATCACATTTAAGCAAGATTTCTCTTGCAAAGATAAATAAAAGTGCGTATAATAACATATATGCACTTTTTGTTTTACAGGTGTAAAACAAATATAGGCACAACAAGCAAACTTAAGGCTATTAATAGGAGAACAATTATGGCATCTTTAGCAGAAATCAGAGCAAAGCTCAAAGAACAGGAATCACGTGGTTCCGACAACAATCAACGTTCAGGTGGTGATAATTCAATTTACCCATTCTGGAATCTCAAAGAAGGATCTGAATCAGTAGTAAGATTCTTACCCGACGGTAATACAGATAACACTTTTTTCTGGGCAGAACGAGCAATGATCAAATTGCCATTCGCCGGCGTTAAAGGTGAAACCGACTCAAAACAAGTTCAAGTTCAAGTTCCATGTATGGAAATGTATGGCGGCACATGTCCTATCCTTTCTGAGGTACGTGGTTGGTTTAAGGATCCGGCTCTTGAAGATATGGGTCGTAAGTATTGGAAAAAGCGTAGTTACATTTTTCAAGGTTTTGTTGTTGAAGACGGCCTTAAGGAAGAAAACGCATCTTCAAATCCAATTCGTAGATTTATTATTGGTCCTCAAATTTTCCAATTAATCCGTGGTGCATTGTTGGATCCGGAAATGGACAATTTGCCAACTGACGCTATCCACGGCGTTGACTTTAAATTGGCAAAAACTAGTAAAGGTGGTTATGCAGACTATTCCACTAGTTCTTGGAAACGTCGCGAGCGTCCACTAAGCGATACAGAGCAAGCCGCTCTTAAAGAACATGGCTTATATAACCTCAACGACTTCTTACCTAAGAAGCCAGGTGATGTTGAACTCAAAGTAATCAAAGAGATGTTTGAAGCATCTGTTGATGGCGAACCATTTGATATGGAACGTTGGGGTCAATATTTTAAACCAGCCGGTATGGGACAAGCCACTGGTGACCCAGTTGGTCGTGCTTCCGCTAAAGCCGCACCAGCTGTGACAGCAGAAGATCCTCCTTTTGATGTCGACGAACCAGCAACTGCACCAGCAGCCAAGCAAGAAGCACCTGCCTCAACAGGCGGTCGTGCAGAAGATATTCTTGCTATGATTCGTAGTCGTAACAAACAATAAAGCGTCTTAGGATAGGGGCATAAGCCCCTATCGTCGTCATTTGAGGAGAATAATATGGCAACAAAAGCATTTGATTTATCTAAATTTCGTAAAACCTTAACCAAGAGCATTGATGGTTTGGGTGTTGGCTTTAATGACCCTACTGATTGGGTTAGTACTGGCAACTATGCTCTAAATTATTTAATTAGCGGTGACTTTAACAAAGGTATTCCTTTGGGCAAGGTTACAGTATTTGCTGGCGAGTCAGGCGCTGGCAAGTCATACATTTGTTCTGGCAATATTGTCAAGAACGCACAAGAACAAGGCATTTATGTTATCTTAATTGATAGCGAAAACGCACTTGACGAAAGTTGGTTACACGCATTAGGCGTTGATACTAGCGAAGACAAATTACTTAAACTAAACATGGCTATGATTGATGATGTTGCTAAGACCATCAGCGAGTTCATGAAAGAATACAAGGTAATGGAAAATCGTCCTAAAGTTATGTTTGTCATAGACTCATTAGGTATGTTGCTTACCCCAACAGACATTAACCAGTTTGAAGCAGGTGATATGAAGGGCGATATGGGTCGTAAGCCGAAGGCACTTACATCGTTAGTTCGTAACTGTGTTAACATGTTTGGTAGTCATAATGTTGGTATGGTATGTACTAATCACACATACGCAAGTCAAGATATGTTTGATCCGGATGACAAGATCAGTGGCGGCCAAGGCTTTGTCTATGCATCTAGTATTGTTGTTGCAATGAAAAAGTTAAAGTTAAAAACCGACGAAAACGGTGTTAAAACATCAGCTGTACATGGTATTCGTGCCGCTTGTAAGATTATGAAAACACGTTATAGCAAACCGTTTGAAACATTGCAAATTGAAATTCCTTACTCAACTGGCATGAGTCCAACTAGCGGCCTAGTTGATTTATTTGAAGGTAAAAACTTGTTAGTACAACAAGGAAATAGACTCAAGTTTGTTGACAGTCATGGTGAAGAACATTTATACTACAGAAAAGACTGGACAGAAGATAAATTAATTATGATAATGGAAGATCTTCCTAATCATAAAATTGTAACTACTGAACAACCTGAGGAGAGTGTAGAAAATGAATGAAAACCAAATTGCAGACATTTGGATGTTATTTAAAGAGTATGCTGATAAAAAAGCATACGAAGCATTAGCAGAAAGATATGTAGATTTGTTAGCTGATCATGGCGTTAGCGATAAAGTCCTACAAGCTGCTATTGGATTCGAAGAATCACTAGATGCGGCGATAGAATATTATCTCGATCAAGACAGCGAATCTGATTTCGAAGAAGAAGACAACTGGGACTTCGACGAAGATGAGGACTAAATGAGTTGGTACACAAAAGTTTCAAGAGATATTTCAAATATTCCCGATGCTATAGCATATTTTGAATTAGAGTTGCAAGAGGCTCGTAGTGATGCTCGTGTTACAGGTAATATTGAAAAAGCATCTGCGGCTATGCCTGGCATTGTAGAACAACGATTCTCACAACTTCAAGAAATTGAAGCTATTTTGGAATATTTGAATATTGAATTACGAAGGCTTCGTAGTCAACTGTTTAGAAAGTATCTTGAAACGTATCAACGTGCATTAACATCGCGAGATGTGGAAAAATATGTCGACGGTGAAGCAGATGTAATTGATTATGAAAAAATAATTAACGAATTTGCTTTGCTAAGAAATAAATGGCTTGGTATTACTAAAGCATTAGACATCAAACAGTGGCAACTTAGTAATATTATTAAATTAAGGGTTGCAGGCATGGAAGATGCTACTCTTTAACTGATACCTTTAAATGATAACCATAGACTACTTATTAAAACACGTTTATCAAAATATAAAAATCATTGATAAACTTATTCCTTCTAAGGATAGAAAGATTTTAACTAGTCTTGCTAACCAATTAGACCAAGGTAATTTTTTAACCGAAAATCAGGCAAAATTATTGGTGAAAATACTGACCGAAAACATTGATCATATTTTGTTGATTGATGATACTAGTCAAGAAATTATTAATAACAACCAGTGGACCTATAAATTTCGAGTTATCCAACAAGTAAGAAAAATTTACCTGTCAAATTCCATTCCTCCTAACATTAGGATTGAATTTACCTACGATAAACGGATAAAAACCAAGCTCACTAGTCTTAACTCATCACTAGAAGGTAATTTGATAGCCAATGGACCGAGGCACTATGCTGTGTCGTTTTCCGAAAAGAATATCTACACCTTAATAGACGAGTTTAAAAATGAGGGTTTTGAAATAGACGAAAAAATCATGAATTTTTACCATGAAATTTCAGAAATTTTGAAAAATAACAAATCACTATTTTATGTGTTTTCATTAGAAAATGAAAATCTTAAAAAAATTATCGAAGATGATGTTGGACCAATAACACTGGATAATCTATTATTATTGCATGATCGAAAATTTCGGTATCAGTACACTATCACCGAAAAAATCACCGAAAAAAACCTGAAAAATTCAATTGCACAACGTTCTTCAACAAAGACGTTTATCAACAGTCAACATTATAATCTAGAAGAGGTGTTGGCCAGTTTAAAAGATTTACATCGATTACCACTACTAATTGTGTTTGACGGTCATGACGCAAAAATTGACCAAAAAATGCTGAATTTGTTGTCAGATGCCATGCTAAAAAATGGTATTGATAATCAGACTGGAATTTATTTTAGATTTGGTCAAGGCGCTGACGGAGAAAGTTTTAATAAAATTATTAAAGACTTAAAGTATAATCAACCTTTAACTGAAGTCACTACAGTAGCCGGAATTGCCAATAATAAAATACCAAAATTTATGGTAAAAACTGGTTGGAAGCCTAAAACTGTAATTTCATTTATACCGGGTTTTAAAAATAATAAAAGTTCGGTTTATTTTAGTGATGTTGATTTAATTATATACTACGGTGATAAAAAGCCATTAGCTGGAGAGATTGATGTCATCGTGTAAGTTAGTTATTAGAGATGAAGTAAACATTAAATTAGAAGGACTCCCTATTGAAATTAGGAGAAAATTATCTAATAATTTTAAGTATGAAATACCCTATGCAAAATATCACCCGGCATACAAATTAGGTCGATGGGATGGTCAAACTACATTGTTTGGCATGGGCGGCAACGGATACATTAATCAATTACCTAGGATATTAGAAATACTAGATAAGCTAGGAGTTGACATATCTGAAATAGATGACCTACGAAATTCCACTAATTTATCTTTTAATAAAGTAACAGAAACCTATTGGGCAGACCAAGGTAAGACTTGGCCCAAAGGACATCCGCAAGAAGGTCAACCGATTATGTTGCGAGATTATCAAGTAGATACTATTAACTTATTTTTAGAAAATCCGCAGGCATTACAAGAGGTTGCTACTGGTGCAGGTAAAACTATTACCACAGCTACTCTTGCACAAATTTGTGAAAAGATTGGAAGAACAATCACTATTGTTCCTAATAAAAGTTTAGTTGAACAAACTGAAGAAGATTTTATTAACGTTGGGTTAGACGTTGGTGTTTACTACGGCGATCGAAAAGATTTAGGTAAAACGCACACTATTTGCACTTGGCAATCCTTAAACATTCTTGACAAGAAAAGTAAAAATCTTGAGCATGAAATTGTAACACTTGCTGAGTTCCTTGACGGAGTCAAGACTGTTATTGTTGACGAAGTACACATGGCTAAGGCAGAAGTATTAAAGAATTTGTTAACACAAAATCTTGCTAATGCACCTATTCGCTGGGGTTTAACAGGCACAGTTCCAAAAGAAGCATTTGAATATGAAAGTATTTTTGCATCAATAGGTCCGGTAATTGGCGGCATCAAAGCACACGAACTACAAGAACGCGGAGTACTAAGTCAGTGTCATGTTAGTATTGCACAACTAGTAGACTTGCCAGAATTTAGAAGTTATGCTGAAGAATACAAGTATCTTGTCACCGATGAAGATAGGATGATTTATATTAGTAAGATGATTAAAGGTATTAGCGAAAGCGGTAATACACTAGTCCTTGTTAATAGAATAGAAACAGGAAAATTTATTGTAAACGAAATACCTGACAGTGTGTTTATATCTGGTGAGGTAAAAACTAAAGATAGAAAGACAGAATATGACGAAGTTAGGACAGCTGATAAAAAGATTATTGTGGCGACTTACGGCGTGGCCGCTGTTGGTATTAATATCCCAAGGATTTTTAATTTGGTTATGCTTGAGTCCGGAAAGAGCTTTACTCGCGTTATACAAAGCATTGGGCGAGGTATTAGAAAAGCGGACGACAAAGACTTCGTACAGGTCTGGGATATAACTGCTTCAAGCAAATATGCTAAGAAGCATTTAACAGAAAGAAAACGATACTACAAAGAGGCGAAATATCCTTTTACAATAGACAAGGTAAAATATTAATGCAAATTTTAACATTAGAAGATCAAGTGTTCTACTTAAATGATCTTCCAGACGAAATTGACGAGGACTTGAGATTTAATGTCTTAGACAACAGTGATCCAAATAATCCAGAT